TTCACGTGTTCTATTCATTAGTATGTCCATGCGCTTCATCTCTCTAGTCATACCACTAAGATACCAAGCACCACCCATGACTACTATACCGATTAGGGTATCTATGATGTGTACTAAGTCCATCAGTCAGCATCTGCAATGGTTAGTTCGCCAGCCGCAAGTTGCTTTTGGATTTCTGCAAAGTCTGTGTTGGCTTCATCCATAGGAACCCATGACTCAACCCCGTCAATAGTTGCTTTAACTCCAGTGTTTTTTTTGTCTGGATTGTTTAATGGGGCTTTTATATATTTAGCATTTTTTATAATCATAACTCTGAATTACCCCGCATATTAAGAACAGCAGTACTATTTGCCGATGATTTGTAAATGTACCCGCCGCTAGTTTGTTCGGGATAAAGGTTAAAGCCACCGTTATTTGTATCAACAGTAAGAGTTGGTTGCGCACGTTTTTGTTCTGTCCAGAAAAAGTTAGCTAGAGAAACCGTTGAATAGTTAACAGGATAAATCGTTGTATCTAACAATTCATAGTAGCGTTTGCACTTGCGTAACGTAGTTGCTATGTCCTCATGCTCAAAAGCCGTGGCTACATCTCCGACTTCCATCTGTACGCCTGTCAGGTAGAAGTTGTTGCTGGTGCTATCAAAGAAATTTACTTGTCCAACAAATCTATTTACATCTGTTTGGTTTTGCCAAGTTGTAGCTAGTGAACCACTTGTGTGGTCTGTACCTGACATCAATACCCATTGAACATAAAAAGTAGCAGCGTTATCATTATCAGTCGCTATAGATGTATCACCTGAAAAAGTTAGTGTCTTATATTCCCAAGTGTCAGCCTGACTAATAGTGTACTGATGACTTTGAGTTCTGGCAGTAGCATCAGCGTGGTAAATATCAACAACATAAATTCCAGTTTTTGTTGAACGTACCCAGAATGATATGGTTAAGGATTTTGCACCTGATGAGCCATACGCTAGTCTTTGTAAGTTTTGTCCCTCAATAATTTGCCTTAAAAGGGCGACTTCTGCTGCGCCAACAGAAGAATCTACAGTTGTGCAGTCTACTAAAATGCTGTTGTTGAAACCTTGCCCAGAAGGAACCACTGTTGATTGCTGTAAATTGGCAGCTAACGCACCGCTGTTGTGATACATATTCCAACGGTCAACAAAATATACGGCAGAACCATTACTTGCAGTTTGATTGCCACGTTGATGAACTGTTGCCGCACCATTAATAATTAAATTCTTATCACCCTGCGCCTGACCTGAACCAATCAGCGCGGCTAATTCTGCTGCTTTACTCATGCGAGGTCTCCGTGTGCTGAAACATTGTAATAGAGGATACCTTCATACAAAACGTAATTATCTCCACTATCGTAATACGCTCTAGCTTCCATTGCGCTAGCAGATTTGCTATGAAAAGCCATGCCTCTAATATTGTTGCCGCCGTTTGCAACATTTGTTGTTTGATGTGTTGCTTGTGTTATATAATTAACGGAACCCATGCTAGATGTTAGATTCATTCCAGCCTGACCTGTTCCATCGTCATCGACACTCGAAATGTTGAAACTTGCTGAAATGCTTGCAACAGTTGCTGGCGCATATAACCAAGCCTTCGCACTACCACCCGCCACAAAGCTAGTAGCAATGCTGTTGTTCCCAGCGGCATCCTTCAGGGTATTTACTCTAAGTTCGCTTGCCATTATGCTAGGTCTCCATGTAATACTCTACAAGCTAGAGATGGGTCTTCTAAACCGGTGTTTACATAAGCATTTACATATTGTGCAGCAGCAGTGGTTGGCGCAGTCTGGGTGTAAGCCTGACTTAAACATTCTTGACTGTTGCCACCTTCTCCTGCCATTCCGCTATGGCAATAATTAATATTTGCCATAACTGATGTTATCGTAAACGTCATAGTTCCCGTACCGTTATCTGTAAAACTAGAATGATTAAATGAATCACGCACAACATTACTAGATTTTTGTTGAAAATTTATCCATGCTTTTCCCAAACCCTGCTGAAGATTAGTCGTGGTTGAGTTGCCCTCGCCAGTAACGCTAATAGAACCAGCCGTGGTTACACCTGTTAGTGCATCTACTTTAAGTAAACTAGCCATTATGCGAGGTCTCCAAATATCGTAACATAGTTAAGTGAACTATCAGTAGAACCACTTGAACCATACGCAGTATTGCCAAAAGACGCTGTGGTAAAACTTCCAAAACCACCAACATAAGAATTTGAAAAACTTGTGTGTGCAACATCAGTGGCAGAGTTTTGAAAGTAAGAACCTGAATAATCATCATTTGCCATATTATTGACAAAACTTATAGGGTAAGTTTTTCCTGTTGCCTCATCTGTTAAACTTGAAATATTCAATGAATCTCGTGCGGATGTTGAGGATACTCCTGTATAATTAACCCAAGCCTTTGCTAGCCCCTGCACAGTATTCTGCGTAGCACTGCCACCATCTGACACATAGGTAGATGTATTAGCCATCTTGACATTAGAGCCGCCAGAGCCAGCCTTATCTACAATGGTGTCTACATTTAACTGACTGGTCATACGATACTCCAATATCCGTTAACGGTAACGGTGGCATTGCTCTGTGTAATAGGCCCAGCCGATACACCGTTAGTTGTCGCGCTGATTGTGATGTCAGCAGTAATGGTCTGCCCATTGGTACGGATGATGCTGTCATTGCCTAAGAATGGGTAGCGTGTGTCAGCCTCTGCCTTAGTGTAGCTGTTGGCTACAGAGAATGTGTCATAGATAACCATCTCAACTACGTCATTGAGGGATGCCCCTGTGACCAGTACCATTGTTGTACCTGTCGTAGCTGTATAGTCTGTACCGGGTTTGAGTAGGACACCATTCTGGTACACGTCCATGTACAGGCTATCCTGATAAGATAACACCTTACTGTCTACGTCACTGCCACTGAAGCTAGTCTGTCCTGCTGTCGCTTGATATACAAAGCGATTGCGGAATCCTACTGATGGTGATTTACCTATGTATGGCATTAGTCAGCATCCTCTATTGTAAGCGTACCTGCCGCTACTTGGCGCATGATTTCTGCGTAGTGACGATTGGCTGGGTCTAGGGGTATAGACATTTCAGTGCTATCAATGGTAGCAAGAATAGCAGAGTTAACACTGGGTTCATCCCCTATTGCTCTAGGTTTTAAATATTTAGCCTTTGTAATATTCACACTATAACTCCGCATCTATTTCATAATAAGAAGATGTACCTGTACCTGCTAGGTATACTACTCGTTCATTAGAAGAACCTGAAGAACCGGCTGTAGTTGTAGTTAAGCCATTAACTGTTATTGCATTAGCTGTTAAAGAACCAATCGTATAATCTCCGGCATAAGGTGAACGCAACTTTAAAGCGTTATAAGAAAAAGAAGGTGCAGCCCTCATTGTTTCAACAAAAGTAATTCCACCGTTATCTGTATTTGTAGCATTCCAGAAAATATTAGGGGATGTTCCAGCTAGATATCTGTTGTCTGCACCAGCAAATACTTTCTGAAAATACCTATGACACTTGCGTAACGTAGTTCCAAGGTCTTCATTCTCAAACTGCGTGGCTACATCTCCTTCTTCAAGCTGACATTGTGCCAGTTGCCATGTTGCACCGCCAGTTGTGGCAATAGCATTTGTTGCCTGTCCATCAGCCCAATCAGATAAGCCGCCATAATTTTTCCAAGCACCATTAGAGCCACCACCTTTGGCATTAGAACCCGCTGCTAAATGCCAATTTATCCAAAATCCTGCGCCGTTGTCATTGACGATTCCTCCACCAGAAGTATCTCCCGCAAATGTTATGGTCTTTTTTTCCCATGTATTAGCTGAACTTATAGCGTATGTTCTGTTGAATATTCTGGTAGTGCTATCTTCTTTGTATATGCCAAGAGCAAAAGTTCCTGTTACGGATGACTTGACATAAAAAGATAACGTGATTGGAACCGCATTAGAATTTCCGTTATTAATACTCTGTAAATTTTGTGCTTCAATTTTTTGTGCCACATAAAGATATTCATCTGCATCATATGAACTTTCTGCTGTGCCAGTTGTCCACTTTAATGACTTTCCATTTGCACTTAAAGGGTGGTCAGCAACCTGTGCATAGGTTCCATCAAGTTGTTCATGAGTTCCACCAAACGCCATAGTAAATCTATCTACTACATAAACTGAAGTATTTCCATCGTGCGCCATTGCCTTTGAGGTTCCATGCTGCGCCATTTGCATCGCACCGTTGATGAAGAGATTTCTATTACCGTTTACAAAGCCTTGCCCTGCTGGTCTTAGTTTTGTCAGTGCCATCTACTTATCCTTATGCGTAAGGGCTGTCGCCAAGCACAGATGTATCCCAAGCTGCCTTGAGTTTAGCAATTGTGTCTGCGCTACCAATTGCAGAAGCGGCTGGTGCATCACGCAGTGCTTTCTTTTTAGCTACAGAAGC